ACCGTTCCCGTTATGATTTCCGGTAGTACCCACATGCCGCCACAACCTTATCTAATACAGAAACAAATGGAGGATTTTATGATAAAGTACCGACAGATGGAGGAAGAAAAAGTACATTCGGTACTTATAGCCGCATATCTTCACGACGAACTTGTACGTATTCATCCGTTTATTGATGGAAACGGGCGAACGTCACGTTTATTGATGAATCTTTATCTTTTACGGAATGGGTATACATTGGTTACTTTAAAAGGTAGCAATGAGGATAAAATAAGTTATTATAAAGCACTGGAAGAATCTCATACAGAGAATAAGCCGGAAGCCTTTCAAAAACTTGTTGTTGAGGCCGAAATAGCCTCTTTGCAAAGATATTTGTCTATAATGCAATAGGGTATGAATACAAATGAAATAGATAAATTGAGCTTTTGCAAAGCTCATGCCTTGTTTGAAACTGGAGATATAGATCGTATTGAGGTGGCAACCGTAAAAGGATTGTGTGACATACACCGTTATTTGTTCGATGGGTTGTACAGGTTTGCTGGACAGGTGCGTACGTTGAATATAGTAAAGGGAAACTTTCGTTTTGCTAATTGTATGTATCTTGATGTGATGCTCCCAGTAATAGAAAAGATGCCGGAAACGAAATTTGAGGAAATCATTGCTAAATATATATGATTGTAGCCATATCCGAAGAATTGCTGTTTAAGCTAGTAGAATTTGCAGAAAATCTGGGTCGTAAAAAAGAACGGATCAACTCCTTTAAAGAATCTCAATTTATATCTCAAAATCAGGCACATATCCGGTATGGCAAAGGAAATGTTACTAAATGGGTAAAAGCTGGCATAGTGAAGAAATATAAAGATGCTGATGGAAAGTTACGTTCCGGCGTTCGTTATGATGTGCTTGACCTGGAATCAGCCGCTTTTAAATGTAATTATATGAAAGAACTTTCCCCTTTGGCAAAGGCTGAAATGAGAGAAATAATAAGCCCCGTTCCTTGATTGGTTCGGGACTTTTGTTTATACTTAGCCATTAAAACTATAATTTATATTCATCGTTCAGACGTTTTATGACTCTTTTTATTGTTGAGGCTGATAGCTTATGCTTGTTTGAAAGAAAGTCCCGAATTTCGGCTTTTTTTCGTCCTTCTGCAAGCATATCTCTATACTCATAGAACATAAAGATACATTATATCATCTGCGCTCACTCCGTTTCTGTTCATTGTAGCAAGTAGAAAGCGGCTTGATGCTAAAACCTCATATGCTTTCATCTGCTTTGGGAATATAAGGTAAGAAATCAAAGCCTTTAAACTCTTTACTGTTGATGGTATGAGTTACCTTTTGTTTATCAGAAAGACCTATAATTCGGGAAACTATATTGGGATTAAACGCACCAACAATAGCACCTTCTAATTGTTGTGTCCTGATGACATTCTCTATGCGTGTAATGACTACGGAAAAATCTTCATGACTACCTTTTTTAAAATCGTTCCAAAAGGACTTACTAACATCTAAATAAGCCATTAACCCGGTCAGAGAGTAAGGACGTTGTGTAGGGTTTTCTTCTTTTTCCTTTATTTCTCCTTTCGTTTTATTCTTGATTACTTTCCATGGAGTCCTGTCACAATAGGCAAAATACTCACAGGCTGCTTCCCACAACTGTTCAGGAGAAGCAAAACGCTTGCTTCTCCCATGCTTATTTCTCAACTTCCAAAATTGGTTTCCTTTAGGTGCAGACATAACTAATGTTCTTTTAATTGTTTGATTAAATCCGCTTCTTCCTGGTTCTTGACTACAACGGTCAATCCTGTAGAAACTTCTCCTGAATGCTCGGTGTTCTGTTTGTTCTTCCATCTATCAGGAGCAAGGTTTGTAAGAAGGAATATACCAGCTCCCACATTAGGCTCAACACGGACATTTTTTCTTACTTCCTTTTTCAACTTCTTTTTCTTGCCTTCCATATAGTATTCGGAAGAAACCTGTTCGTATTCATACCCAATGGCAGACCTTGCAAGGGAAGAAACAACATTGCGTTCTAACCCGTTTTTGAAATCTTCTTTCGCTTTTTTATAGCAGTTCCGAAAGTTTCATTTTCCATCCATCGGTAATAGGTACTCTTTCCGATTCCCATTACATTACAAAAATCAATAAGCTTTGTACCACCATAATCTATAAGCCCGTTCTCACATACCCAGTCAACACACTTTTGAATTATCTGTTCATTAAATTTTGCCATATCTTCAATAGTCTTTTATATTTAGTCATTAAATTACAAATCTCCTAGATGATCCAGAGCTTCGTCCGGTATTTCCATATTTATAGCCTCCTCCATAGAGATGGAATGTCCCAAATACTCTTCTAAAAGCATTTTTCTAGTTTGATTGGCCTGTTCGGTAATGCTCCGAATCTTTTCTTCTACATTTTCTTCCATGTCATTATAATTTTAAAAGTTTGCACTCGCATATATCATTCTCATTAGTCTTTATCTCTATGATAGCCAAATAACAGCCATATTGTGCTAGATAAACCGGTACATCCATCTCTAAATCTCGTAAATCGATACTGTTGAGACGGATATACTCGGTCACTACCTTTGCATCATTGATTAGTCCTTTGTACGTCTGGTAGTTATTTGCAATTAAGGTAGTCCATTCTAGCCCTTTGAATACTCCTTTTGTACCGTCAAGAAGCAATATTCGGGGATTTGTTTTATTGTATTGTAACTCCCCGTTTTCGTTGTAGGAATACATAGGGATATAAGCTACTCCATTCTTTGTATCGCAAGCGGAGAAAGGCAGTTTAATAGCATCACGTTCGTAATCTATCGTGGCATCATTGACCTGTATATTTCCATCGTAATCCCCTTTTACCTTATCATCTTCTTTATACCGGAATCTGTTATTTTGAGCTATATTGTCAAGAGTATATTTAAGGCTTCGTGGAGTTGCACTCCTATAAGCCATAATAACACGGTTAGTCCAATCTACAGCTTTAGATTTGTTTGCAGACAGATTATCGAAGGGAATAAACTTGATTCCATTTACGCCATCCGGTAAGGCAAACAGACCAACCATTGAGGCAATGGCCTTGATAAAGTCTATTTGTTTAACATCAGGAAGATTGGGAACTAAGGGAAGTTTCTCTCCAAAAAGAACTTCACCTCTAGCTGATAATGTAAGATTCAAATCGGTATATTGAGATGCCGTAGTAGTTGTATCATTCGTGTTTAACACAAAGAATAATGTATCTTCTTGTTTTAGTGATACTGTTGCATCAATGTTAAATCCTGCATTATATTGCTTATTGCCAATTTCCTGAAATGATGTCGGCTTTATAGAATGCACGAGAGATTCATTAACCCGTATTTCCAAATATACTTTATCGATATTACTTGGATTGTACGCCATTGTAAATGTTGTAAGAACAATCCCCTTTACTTTAGTATTTACTGAATCATGGGAAGATGAAAAACCTCTAGTTGTTAATGTTCTAAAAGGTGATACAGAAGATTGATATGTAAATTCCCTTATATTTCCGTACTTAAGTTGAGTACTATCTCCATTGAATTTGATATTAAGACCTATATTTCCGGATAATTGGGTACTTCCTCCTGTTAATTGTTCCCTGGATACTCCATCTCCTGTAAAATTGATTCTATATTTGTCATACAATTTTTGTGAATCATTCCTTGTCAAAAGAGGAATAATCATTCTGTTTATAACAGTAAGTTTTTCAGAAGGAAAATTAAACGTCACTCCGCTTTGCTCCTGAATCTTGTCTAAAATCCATTTCACAGTAACTACAGGATGATACCACACGTTCGGATCACCGGAATTGAATCCGTAATCAATAAGAGGAAACTGTACAGAATTGCTTCCTTTATTATTCCACACTACCCAATCTACTCCCTCTTCTGTTCCATATTCCAAATCCGTTAGCTTCTTACCATCGTTTACCACACCAGCGAAGTTAGTGACATTACCCCAAGTTAAAGCTATCTCTATAAATTCTCCGGTTTCAAGTAATACTACAATTGCATCTTTGATTATCTCAATACCATTTCGCAATAATGTACCTTTATGTTTTAGATAAGGATAACGGCTCGTTGAGCTCGGCATGTGAGAACACTCAATCAAAGCAAGATTTCTCGCTGTTTTCGGTAGCTTGATAGTATAGCTGCTATTACTTACGATCTTACTAATATCGGTTAGCAAATTACTTTTATAACTCAAAGTAATATCCGTTTTACCTAGATCAACCTTTGTATTATTGATGTATAATTCGTCTCTTATCATAATCATATTTTTATTTATGCCGGGTAGATCGTCCGAAGCAGACCTACCCGGTATTG